ACATTTTGAAAAACTCCCGCTAGAGTTCGGTTGTCATCGACTCGACGGGCTGACGTTTGGAAACCAACGTCGGCTGTCGCAGTCGATTTCTTTTTTTGCTGCTGACGGTCGGCACAAAAAAGGAATGACCGATGAAGACTGTAAAGGAATTGCGGGAAGCGATTCAGGAGCAGCACGACCGCGTAGCTGCAATTCTGGCCGTTGCCAAGGGCGAGCAGCGTGATCTGAACGCTGACGAGGAAAAGGAAATCGACGAGGTCCAAGGCAAGGGCGACCAAGCCGGAAAGCTCGGCGAACTGGAAGCGAAGCTCGACCGGCTGCTGAAGGTCGAGGCCGCCCAGAAGCAGATTGCCCGTCAACGGTTCGACGCTGACAAGCAATCGGACGAAGTTGTCGCCAATGGCGAGCTGAACGTCGCTGCCGTCAAGGTTCCGGCCAAGGCGAAGGGCGGCGTGGTCAAGGCTTTCCAAGGCCCGAACGCCGACAAGGAAGCCTACATTGCCGGTCAGTTCTTCCTTAGCATCAACGGCCATCAGGGTGCCAATGAATGGCTGAAGTCGCACGGCATCCAAAACGCCATGTCGACCAGCGACAACACCAAGGGCGGCTATCTGGTGCCTGAAGTGCTGGAGTCGGCCATCATCCGCAACGTTGAAGAGTTCGGCATCGCTCGCCGGGAATGCCGTGTCTACCCGATGGGACCGGGCGTAACCCTGATTCCTCGCCGGGCTGGCGGATTCACTGGCTATTTCGCTGGCGAAAACAGCAGCGTCACCGCATCGGATTTGGCATTCGACCAAGTTCGGCTAGAAGCTCGCAAGTTGATGGTCTTCTCCAGCTGGTCCAGCGAACTGCCGGAAGACAGCGTTGTGGCCTTGGGTGACTTGCTGACCCAAGAAGTCGCCCAGTGTTTTGCCGTCAAGGAAGACCAATGTTTGTTCCTTGGCGACGGCACCAGCACTTACGGCGGAATCCTTGGTTTGGCAAATGCCTTGGCAGCGGGTGCTTACGCACAAACCGCAACCAACATCGACACGCCAGCCGAAATCACCATTGCCTCCTTTGAGGAAGCGATGGGCAAGTTGCTGATGCTGCCTGGCATTCAGCCGAAGTGGTACTGCCACAGCTCGATTTATTACAACGTGCTGCAACGGCTGGCCAATGCTCAGGCTGTCAACGTGGCCAACTACGCAACCGGGATGGGTCCAATCTTTATGGGCTATCCGGTCGTGTTCTGCCAAGCAATGGACAGCGGAGCCCCGACGACTGACCTGAGCGGCAAGTTCATCGCCTACTTTGGCGACATGAGCCGGGCCGTTTCGATGGGCCAGAAGCGTGGCATCAGCATCGCAGTCGATAACAGCTACGGCTTCAACACCGACAGCATCTACTTCCGTGCAACCGAACGTTTCGACATCAACTGCCACGAACGTGGAACCACGACCACTGGTGGACCGATCATCGGCGTCCGCTGCAATCCGTCATAGTTGAGCCAAGTGTTCTGCTCCACTTGGGACCGTCGGGAGGGGGCGGTTCGCCGCTCCCTCCTTTTTCTTGAACAAACCAATACCTGACAAGGAACCGATAAATGAAGACTCTCCAAAGCTGCGTGTTCTCCACGCTGCTCGCCCCGATTACCGCTGCGACCACCGCACGGACTGCCAACCTCGATTGCCAAGGTGCCGATTACGCAACCATCAGCATTGCTGTCGGTGCGGAACTGAACACCAACAGCACGAACGTCGTTGTCTCCCTCAAGGAATCGGACGACACCACGGCATCCAATTTTGCCACGTTCAACAGCACCTACGCTTTCACCATCGACAACACCGCAGCGGCTGAGTCCGTCCTGCATGTGGACCTCAATGGCCGCAAGCGGTATCTGCAAGTCGGACTCACACCGGACGCCACGACCAATGGGCCGGTATTAACCTCGGTGGTCGGCATCCTGCAAAAGGAAATTGCCGCCTCCGCAAACACCAACAATGCCGATTACGTCAAGGTTGGTTAATCATAAGACGGTCACCAGCAGCGGAGCAGAACGCTATGGACACACACAAGGAAGCGAAGGTTGCCGCGTTAATGACGGCTCCCAGATACGAATGCGTCTGGAGCCGCAACGTCATCGACCACGCTTTTAAGAAGGCAGGGATTCCGATTGTCGTTTCGGGCGGCGTGTTCTACGGGCAATGTATGCAGCGGATGCTGGAAGACGCCATCGACCACGGCATCGACGTGGCTATTACGGTGGACTTCGACAGCTGCTTCACCGTGGAACACGTTCATCGACTGCTTGGCGTGCTTTACAGCGACGACAAATACGACGCTGTGGCGGCGATGCAGTGCAAGCGGGGCAAGCAAATCCCGCTGTTCACGATGGGCGGCGAAACGCGGGTGGAATACTGCGGCCAGCCGCTGGAGGTGACGACGGCACATTTCGGGCTAACGGCCATGAAGCTGGACCGGCTCAAGGACGTGCCGAAGCCTTGGTTCTGGTGCAGGCCGGATGCGGATGGCAAGTGGACCGACGCCAAGATTGACGATGACATCTGGTTTTGGAATCGGTTCCGTGAGGCTGGGCGACGGGTCTGGGTAGACATCGACTGCCGCATCGGGCACATGGAAGAGATGATCGCTATCTACGACGAGAACCTGCAACCGCAGCACATCTACCCAGAGCAGTGGCGGCAGCAGTATCTCGAGCGCAAGGAGCAGAAGGCATGAAACTGAAACAGGTCCAGCAGGTGCAGGTTCAGCTGCTCCGCAACTGGAACGGTCGCAATGCCGATGACGTGATCGAAGTTTATCCCGGTGTGGCAGATTGTCTGGTGAGGTTTGGAAATGGGCGGATTCTCAATCAGCGGACCATTGCGAACGGCGGACAAGTCGATCACGCAGACAGCCCCGACAGTGGAGCCGCTGCTGCTCAGCGAGGCGAAAAAACATCTAGAAATCGCCGACGCTGACAGGGCTCACGACGATCATCTGGAAAACCTCATTCAGCAGGCCCGTGAACAGGTCGAGCATGACTGTCAAGTTTGCCTCATATCTCGCACGGTTACGGAAAAGTTTAACTGGTCGGGCGACGAGGAATACTGGCAACTCTACTACCGGCCAGTCTCGGCGGTCACTTCGATCACCTACTACGACTCAGCCAACACGCAGCAGACATTTTCGGCCAGCCTCTACAGCCTGGACACGGACCGTCGCCGCGTGTGGCTTAATAGCAGCGCGGCATGGCCGACAGCCTACGACCGCTGGGACGCCATCAGCTTAGCCTACACAGCGGGCTATGGTGCAAATGGCGGGTCAGTCCCGCAGATTTACAAGCAGGCGATGCTGCTGCTGATTGGCTATTACTTTGAAGAGCGCACGATGATGGGCAACGAAGTCATCACTGGCGGATTCAAAGCCTATGAAAACCTGCTGGCCCGGCTCAAGCGGAGTAACTACCCGTGAGATTAAAAGCTGGCCAATACCGTGATCGCATTTATGTCTACAAAGAAACCTCCGACGATGGCAGCGACGACCCGGCGTTCGCGACGACGCTGTGGCGTGACCTGCCATGTAGCATCACCGCAGTCAGCGGCGGCGAGACGTATCGCGGCAGGCAAATCGAGGCGACTGTCTCACACGTCATCGAAATGCGGTACTACGCCGGGATATTGCCGAACATGCGAATCTACCAGCCGCTGACCCAGACTTACTACGAAGTTAGCCGGGTGCTGGCGATGGACAGTAACACACAGCTGATGATTCAGGCGACGGAGGTGGTTGTCTGATGGCGAAAAAGAAAAAGGGATACGGCGGCGTTTTGGAAATCGAGCAAAGCATCGATTTTGAAGCAGTTGCGTCCAAGATAACAGGCCAGCTTCGCTACAACGTCCAGCAAAAAGGCCTGGAGAACGTCGGCCGGATTGTGATCGACGAAGCCCAGAAACGTGTGCCAAAAAGCTCGCAGACCGGGACAAAGAAAAAATGGTCCCGCAGCTACCGGGAACGATACAGAAAGTCGACGCCACTGCACACGCAGTTCATCACAAAACCGCTTTCATACCGTGGCGGAACAGTGATCGGGATGGTTGTCAAGGTTCGGTATCCGCAAGGTGCCCACGGCCATCTTGTCGAGTTCGGCCATCGGTCGGTTTTGTGGGGAAGACGGACTGGAAATATGGTACAAGGCAAGCGGTTCATGCTTCCCGCAATCGAAGCGTCAAAAACCCGGGCCGATAACGCATTCCGGCTAGGCGTCGAAACTGCAATCGTGATGGCGGGTGGCTGATGGACATCGCAACCAACCTAAAAACCTACCTGAAAACGAAGTCAGCTGTAACGGCCTTGGTCGGCAGCGTTGATGCTGCCCGCATTTTCATTCATGACGCCAAGGAAGGCGTGCAGTTGCCGTTCGTGGTGATCGTGGTTCTGACTGGCAGCAGTTCTGTCCATTTGGGCGGGGCGGCTGGAATTGCCAGCAACCGGGTCAGCGTCATCAGCTATGGCAACACACACGCTGCCGCCTACGAACTGGACAAAACAATCAGACTCTGCCCGCTGCTCGGCTACCGGGGCACGATGGGCAGCGGCTACGTACACGCTGTCGATGACGACCAAGGCTTTGAATGTGGCTATGACCCGCCGGTAAGCGGCTCGGCCCAGAAGCGTTATTGGGTCATGCGTGATTATCTGTTCACACACAAGGAAACTTCGGACTAAGGAGGTTGGGATAAATGCCAAATACACGAATTGACACCGGCCACGGCGGCACGATTACCTTCGGCACCAGCAGCAGAGGCATGAACTGGCTGACGATTGACCCGGGAGAACGGGTACGGCCAGCAATTGACATCACGCATCTGGCAAGCACCGCGCCAACCTACATGGCTGGTGACTTGGAGGAACCGGGCGAGGTGAAGCTTACATTCCAATGGGACCCGGCGGCGACTGCGGGCTGGTATGCAACCAGCACCACATCAGAAACCGTGACCATCACTTGGCCGGTCGCACCTGGCGGAACCAATGCGGCGAGCTACGCCGGAACGGGACTGGTGACCAACGTCAAGTTTCCGAACCTTGCAACGAGCACCGTGCAGACTGGCGAGTTGACCGTGAAATGGACCGGAGCAACCCCGCCAGCATGGACCGCAGGCAACTAACCGGAGGAACCGATGGCAGAACGTGTACGGCTGGCACCACATCCGGCCAAAGACAAAGACGGCGGACCGCTGTTTCCGATGCTTCGCAGCATCATCGCCGACGGTTACGGGCTGGTTGGCTACACCGGCGACCCGCCTTACCACCGGGTTCAGTTTATTAACTGGTACGCATCGCAGGAACCGTGGATTGTGACGGCGGTCAAGGTGCTGGTTGAAACGGAGTTTGGCGTAAAGCCTGACCACATTGCCAGCGTCCCAGAACCACTAGCAGCACAAACAGACGAGGAGGATGACGACTAATGGCAAACGAAATCAGCGTAACAATTGGGGCGAGCGTCACAAATGGATTTCTGCGGCAGACATCCGCAACCCAGACGCGGCAGTTCAACCAAACGACCGCACGGGCTGGCAGCGTCTGCCAAGACGTTGGCACCTCGGAGGAAACCGTTGCGTTCGGAGATGTCGTGCCTGGCTACATTGTGGCGACGAACTTGGACACGACGAACTTCGTTAGCCTGCGATTTGCCAGCGGCGGCGGCAACGCCATCCGGCTACCAGCCAATGGCGGGCAAGCCTGCTTCCATTTAGGAACGGGCATCACACTGTATGCCATCGCAGACACAGCAGCGTGCAAAGTGAAGTTTGATTTGTACAACACATAAGGAGCAGACGGTGAATCGAGAGCAGTTTTTACGTGGTCGGTCAGCAAAAGTTGTCGAGGTTGACGTTCCCGACTTCGGCGTCGTCAAAATGCGGGAGCTACCCGAATCCATTCGGGTGCGAGAGTTCGATACATGGCTCCGTCCAGGGGAAAAAGTCAACCGACAGCGTCAACTGGATGCCCGGCTGAAAATCATTTCGCTCTGCGTGGTTGGTGACGATGGCCAGCCATACCTGAGCGATGCCGACTTTCCCGAAATGCGGCAAATGCCATCGGCGGTCATTAGTCGCATGGCTGATGTGGCGATGAACCTCGCCGGACTGAAC